CGGCGCATCCAAGACGCTGGCAACGGCGTCAACACCATGGACATGCCTTTCCGGTTCCTGCCCTGCATGGTGGCAGGATTGGCCTATTACTTGGCCCTGAAGGTGCCCGGCGGAGCCGAGCGTCTGGGTGTTCTGAAGCAGCAGTACGACGAAGCATGGCAGCTGGCCTCCGAAGAGGACCGCGAGAAGGCAGCCATCCGGTTTGTTCCACGCCGCCAGTATCTGGGGAGCGGCACGTAAATGGGCAATCGGTTTGCCAGCGCCAAGAACTCGATTGCTCAATGTGATCGGTGTGGCTTCCGTTTCAAACTCACGGAGCTGCGCAAGCTGGTCGTCAAGACCAAGATCAACAACGTCTTGGTGTGTGACTCTTGCTGGGACCCCGATCAGCCGCAGCTTCAGCTCGGTATGTACCCTGTGGACGACCCACAAGCGGTGCGCAACCCCCGCAGAGATACAACATACGTGACGGCCGGAACCAACGTGGCAGGTTTTCCAACAGGCGGCAGCCGGGACATTCAGTGGGGCTGGGCCCCCGTTGGGGGTTCCCGATTCTTCGATGACGCGTTGACACCAAACACTTTGGTATTGACTGCCGCAATCGGTCAAGTGACAATCTCAACATCCTAAGGAGTTCATCATGGACGCAAAGAAAGCAGTTCGCAAACACGAGGCCAACATGCACCCCGGTCAAAAGCCTACCAAGCTGCGTGCTGGTGGTAAGACCAACAGCGACATGCTGAAAATGGGTCGCAACTTGGCTAAAGTCGCCAACCAAAAAGCGCCGACCCGTACCGTGCGCGGAACAGGCATCTGATCATGGCCACATCCTACAAAACCAAACCGGCCCCCAAGCAGGCCGTGCTGCCCAAGGTCAACGCCATGAAACACATGGCGGACACCAACGTGACCGTGGCCAACAACCACAGCAACGAGTATCCCGGCGTCAAAACCTCGGGCATCAAGATTCGTGGCACTGGCGCGGCGACCAAGGGCGTCATGGCCCGTGGCCCAATGGCATGAGGTAAGGCATGACCTACACCGAGTTGCAAGCAGCGATCTGCGATTACACGCAGAACTTTGAGCAGGACTTTGTTGCGAACATTCCGGTGTTCGTGCAGCAGGCTGAGCAGCGCATTTTCAACACGGTGCAGTTCCCCTCGTTGCGTCGCAACGTGACAGGGGCTACTTCCTCCAACAACAAGTATCTGGCTTGCCCAGCCGACTTCTTGGCGTCTTATTCCATCGCTGCGGTGGCTCCTGACGGCTCCTACGAGTATTTGCTCAACAAGGACGTCAACTTCATCCGGCAGGCGTACCCCACCCCTTCTTCCCCCGGGTTCCCCAAGTACTACGCGCTGTTTGGCCCGTCTTTTGCCAACAGTGATGAGCTGTCGTTCATTTTGGGTCCAACGCCTGATGCGCGGTATGTCGTGGAGCTGCACTACTTCTTCTACCCCGAGTCGATCTCCGTGACGGCCGATGGCCGCACTTGGCTGGGTGACAACTTTGATACGGTGCTGCTGTATGGCTCTTTGGTTGAAGCGATCACGTTCATGAAGGGTGAGCAAGACATGGTGGCTTTGTACGACGGCAAGTACAAAGAGGCACTCGCACTTGCAAAACGTCTGGGCGACGGACTCGAAAGACAAGACGCTTACCGCTCCGGGCAGTACCGACAGGCGGTGACTTGATATGGCGTTTGACCAAACTCTCACCACGCAGGCCAAGTTCATTGCACTGCAGGCTCTGGCTACAGGTACGCTCAAGATGGCCCTATACACCGCCAATGCAGACCTTGGCGCTGGTACGCTGACATACACCACGACCGATGAAGTTGTGGGCACAGGCTACACCGCCGGAGGCAATGTGATTACCGGCGTGACGGTTCAGCAGTCTGGCACCACGGCTTTTTTGGACTTCGACAACGTGGTCTGGAACCCGGCCAGCTTCACTGCACGCGGTGCGCTTATCTACAATACAAGTCTTGGCAATTTGGCTGTGGCGGTATTGGACTTCGGGGCCGATAAAACGACCACCACAACTTTCACTGTGCAGACACCGGCCAACACGGCTGACGCTGCGCTCATACGTTTCGCATAAGGAGCGATCATGTCTATCGAAAAAGCAAGTTCTACAGATACCGTGGCAGCAGGCGTTAGCGCCACACGCTCTTTTGGCGAAGGTCTCAAGGGTGGCGGTGTGTTCAAGATCGCGTGCCACAGCGAAGACGGTAGCCTGAAGTGGGAAGCCGAGTCGCACAACCTCGTGGTGAACGTGGGCCTGCAGGACATGAACACCAAGTACTTTAGCGGTAGCAGCTACACCGCTACTTGGTTCCTCGGTCTGTACGGTTCGGGCAGCACCAACAGCCCCGCCGCTGGCGACACGATGGCTTCACATGCAGGATGGACAGAAGTTACGGCATACAGCCAGTCCACACGTCCGGCTTGCTCTTTTGGTACGGCCACCACGGCTGACCCTTCGGTGATTTCAAACTCGGCTTCGCCTGCTACGTACAGCATCAACGGCACTACGGTGGTTGGTGGGGCGTTCCTGACAAGCAACAACACCAAGGGCGGCACGACAGGTATTTTGTTTTCCGCTGCTGATTTCCAAGCTCCGGGCGACCGCAGTGTGGTGTCCGGGGACACCATTACAGTGACTTACACTTTCAGCCTTGACGCTGCTTGAGGTGAATCATGGCCACTAAATTCGCACGAAATCAAGTTGTCAAAGTCCGCACGGTTGTCCCCGAGGGGCCTGTACTTGCGCTGCGCATGGACGAAGACGGCGTGGTCCATTACCTGCTGCAATGGGTTGACCAAGATGGCAACCAGCAAGAGCGTTGGTTTGCTGAAGATGTACTGACAGGGGTTTGATATATGCCACTCGTTATCGCTGATCGTGTCCGGGAGACGACACTCACTTCGGGTACGGGCACACTCACACTGGCCGGGCCGTACTCCGGCTTTCAGGCCTTCTCAGTCATCGGTAACGGTAACACCACGTACTACGCCATCATCGATGCGCAAAACGGTGCGTGGGAAGTAGGTATTGGTGCGTACACCTCGTCGGGCAACACGCTGTCGCGTGCAACCGTGCTGGCCTCCAGCAACGCAGGGTCGTTGGTCAACTTTGGTACCGGCACCAAGGACGTTATCCTGACCCAGCCTGCTCGCAGGTCTGTTCTTGTACAAGAAGGTGGCTCGGGGTTGCTGACCGGCGTAGCTGCATTCACAGCCAACGGAGTTCCTTACGCCGACTCCACCAGCACACTGGCTACCAGCGCCAACATGACCTTCAACGGCACCCGCCTGACGGTGGCTGACCTTGCTGACTCGGGATTGACTTCGGGTCGTGTGACTTACGCCAGCACTGGCGGTGCGCTGGTGGACTCGGCAAACCTGACGTTTGATGGGACAAACCTGACTCTGGGCGGCGGCACAGCAAACGGAGTAGCCTACCTCAACGGCTCCAAAGTCCTGACCACTGGGTCTGCGCTGACGTTTGATGCTGGAGCATCTGGGGAACTTGCACTTACTCGTGCTTCAAGTGCATTTTTCAAGACTACGGAAACTGGCGGCACTGTCACATCATATTTTGGTTCGTTTAGCGGACTGAACTATATCGGCACTACAACAAACCACCCGGTAGCCTTCTACGTCAACTCTGCCGAACAAATGCGCCTGACCAGCACAGGTCTGGGTATTGGGACGAGTTCGCCGGGGTCAAAACTAGCAGTTACCGGAGCTGCTGGCACTGGAAGTATTGCTGTTTTAACCAACTCCACAGCAACATCCACAACCACTTTCGCAAATCCAATACTTAAACTGATTTCTGGCGCAAGCGGTGCAGACTCTTCAATTCAATTTACAGACAACATCACCGCAAATGGCTATGTGTCTTGGAAAAACTCAACGCTAAATTTCTCAACAAATTCTGGCATCAATCACATGATGCTCGACTCCTCCGGCAACCTCGGTATTGGGACGAGTTCGCCTTCTTGTAAGTTGGATGTTGTTGGCGCAGATAACAACCAGTTGCAATACAGAACTTCGACACGAACCATCGGTATTGGCTCTATTGGTGGAGTTGCAAGCCTGTTTGCTGGCTCTGGTACTGAACTGGCGTTCAACATTGGTGGCGAGCGCATGCGCCTCGACTCCTCCGGCAACCTCGGCTTGGGGGTTACTCCGAGTGCTTGGAATGCCGACTACAAAGCGATTGACGTTTCAACATATGCGACTTTGTACGGTCGAGTAACCACCCCTACAAGCGGTTTTTCGTCCAACTCTTTCCGCAACGCAGGAGGCTCATGGATTTACAAAACCACTAGCGGAGCGTCAAGATACGAGCAGGATTCTGGGTTTCACATTTGGTTCAACGCCCCCTCCGGCACAGCAGGTAACGCTATTAGCTTTACTCAGGCGATGACGCTGGATGCGAGTGGGAATTTGGGGGTGGGGACGACATCCATTGCGTCTGGTGGTGCAGGGACAGTCAACGTCAATTTTCACACACCAAGTTCAACATCGGTATATCTCAAGTTGTCAAACGCTGGGACAGGCAACACAGCGTCCGATGGTTTTGACCTGATAGCCGATGCTTCAGGGAATGCCTACTTATTTAACCGTGAAAACGCTTCGATGCTGTTTGGAACCAACAACACCGAACGCGCCCGTATCGACTCCAGCGGTCGCTTCCTGATTGGCACCACCAGCGCAACCGCATCCGGCGGCCTTCTTCAAATCGGCCAAGTACCCAACAGCAGTTCGTCCAGCATCGGCTTCAACAACAACGACAACGCCGTCATCAGTTCGCGTTATTCGATGGTGTTCCAGAACGACAGCGACAACAACATTGGTGGGCGCTCGTTTGAGTGGAAAAAAGGCGGTAAAGGTTACGGCGATGGCTCTAACCTGATGACCCTCGACTCCAGCGGTAACTTGCTGGTGGGGGCTACGGCCAGTACTTATCACACGTTTTTGAAAAACACTAACAACGATTGGTGCACTGCTGTCATAAATACAGCATCGTCCACGCCACAGGGTCTGTTGATTCGTTACACGGGCGCATCACCAAATAATACTGGAAGCACATTCTTGCTCGGGCTCGATAGCGGTAACACCACCAGATTTGCATTTTATTCAAACGGCGGCCTCGCCAACTACCAAGGCAACAACGTCAACCTGTCCGACCGCCGTGAGAAGACCAACTTCGCTCCTGCCAAGTCTTATCTTGAAACCATCTGCGCTATCCCTGTTCAGACCTTCAACTACATCGACCAGAACATGGAAGAAGACCCCGGCGCTACGCTGGGTGTGGTCGCGCAAGATGTTCAGGCCGTGGCTCCTGAATTGGTCGCGGAAAGCAACTGGGGCACTGAAGAAGAACCCAAGATGCGCCTGTCTGTGTACCAGACTGATTTGCAATATGCGCTGATGAAGTGCATCCAAGAACAACAAGCCATCATCCAAACCCTGACCGCCCGTGTCGCGGCACTTGAATCAAACTGAAAGGACTCATCATGACCGATACCCTCAACTCCGTCACCATGACTTGGGACGTGACAGCCATGGACTGCTATCCGCAAGAGGACGGCCACACCGACGTGGTGTTCACCGTGCACTGGACCTGCTCCGGCAGCCAGACAGCCAGCGGCCAGACATACAGCGGCAGCGTTTACAGCACCTGCGGCGTACCAGCCCCAACAGGCTCGGCATTCACGCCCTACAACCAGCTCACCGAGCAACAAGTCCTCGGCTGGATTTGGGCCAATGGCGTTGACAAAACAGCCACAGAAGCCGCTGTGCAGCAG